TTTAAACACAGGATCAAATAAGTATCAAAGCGCATTTAGACAAATGCAGAGAGCTATTTATTCTGATAATACTTATATTTCACTCAATGCAAATACACTGACAACTGATGTCAAAAACGATTTAGAAAATTTAAATGAATTCTGGATGAGTAGTTGTTTTGTTCATAGAGTTGTTCGTGATAACTATCGTCTGTGTTTCCCAAGAAGAGACTGGCAAAAATCTACAATATACGACAGATTCGATTCTCAGTTAGATCCACAGACACAAAATGCATATGTTTTCGATTCTACTATTGGTGATGGTGTGTTGTTTTTGTGTGTTGGTAATAACGAAAACAATATAACAAATCTAAGAACAGCCTCCATCATACCACCAAGTGCTGGATACACAAACGTACAGGACTTACCAACAGGCGTAATTGAACAATCAGATGGATATAGCTGGATAGCATTAGCCCAAACAGATAATAGATTTACTGATTCTAACTGGATATCACTCGAAATTAGAGACGGTATTAGTTTCTTTGCTGGGGATCAACAGACCTTTATTGATGATGGTGTTACGTTAGGACCATTTAAACAATCAATCTGTGCTCCATTTAATGCTGGAGATACTGGAGCAGCTGGCTTTTATCCTAGTACAAACTCATTTGATCAGACCAATGAGTCAGAAGTAGATTCTGGGAACGTTCTATATTCTGTTGGAAATATGGAAAGATATGACGCTTTTAAAATGCAACAAGCGTTAAAACTTAGCGGAGTTGATACAAAGGTTGAATTTGTTGCTGGTAATACATCAGGATCAACTGGAGAATTACCAAACACAACAAGTGTTATTAGTATTGAAGAACAAATTAACAATTCACCATTTACCAATTCATCTCCACTTGGTTGGTATAACTCCAAGGTACAGGGTTGGAAGTCTAAAGCCGGATCGGTAGAAATGGTATACATTGATACTGCGGGACTATCTGGATCTGCGCTTATTGTTGATGGTATTACGGCACCAGGCGTACAAGCTAAAGGCAATGGTGACTCACCAACAGTTGAATTCATAACTAGAAAAATAAATGAAAACAAGACTGAAATTAAAGGTATTAAAATATCAAAGGATTTAGCCACTGGTGAAAGACTAGTAGGAAAAGATAATACGCATGTAGAATTTGTAGTATCAAATACGTTAAACAACGAGGCAATTGAAAATGCTATTAGACCTTTCATTACACCATATAATGGTTTACTTACAGAAGAAAATTTATATGGTCAAATTATACCTGTAAATTCATTCATGATGAGTGTTCAAATTGGTGAGGAAGAAATTACAGATGAATTGGACCGTTCTGGTGTTAGTATTAGCAGTCCGACTGCATTTGATTCATATGGTCTTGTAGTAAATCCTTTAGGGTTTACGAATCCATCAAGTTCTACTTATACACGAAAACTAGGTTTAGATCTTCCCCCAAACACTAAAGAATCTATAGGAAATTTAATTTATGCTGACTTTACACCAGCCGTTGGTGCAGCAAATTTAGTTCCCGGAATGTTAGTATATGACGATCAACCGAATACCGAGGGTGCATCACCAAGGGGTGAACTGATTGGGATTGTACAGGCAGTAGAAAGTCTACATGTAACAGGTGGTCAGTACGCAGCGATAAGCACAGTAGCACCTTCCAAGTTTATTAATACTGCAAAGGTTTACATCGGATCTGGTTCTAGTTTTAAGATATTCGAAATGTCATCAAAGTTAACAAAAACAAACACTTCTCCACTATCAGGTACATTAATGCATATCGGAAAATCAAATTTCGATATTAGTGGGGGGACAAATAAAAGAATAACAGTTAAATATATAACAAGGGTATAACAAATGGGTGTAGAAGACAACCAATTTCAAATTTCAAACTTAAACTCAAATACTTCGTTTTTTGATTGGTATACAAAAACAAATGATGAGCTTATTTCAAAATTAAATAAGCTCAAGTTATATGATGTTGATATTGCTGGATCGTTATCAGAAGGTATAAGTGCAGAAAGAGGTACTTCTGGTGGACATACTTCTGGGTTTTTAAATTTAGGTGTTGCAGATACAATTCCCCATGGCCTAACTTTACAGGGCAATGTACTAATTACCGGAAGCACAAGTTTCCTACACACCGCAACTGCTGCAACAGCCGGTATTACAGGTAAATTTGTCACTGTAGATTCTGCTGGAGGAATTACATTATCATTCGCATCAGCATCTGGAATCACAACCACACCATTTCATAAAAATGAGACAATTGGTGTAGTTAAGTCTGTGTATGGTAACTCTGTTGAAATTGTTCCTAGTGGTGTGTTTTCGGGACTAACTGGGTTAACCGCAGGACAAACGTACTATCTTGATCCAGTAGTTGCCGGTGGGTACACTCTCAATATACCATCAACTACCGGTCAAACTAAAAAGAAGTTGTTTATATCCACTAGTGCTACAGAGGGCATAATTCAAATTGGAGATTCTGATATAGTTTCGTAAGATGAGATCATGTAAAAAATGCAGTTGTAGTAAATGTGGTCGTAAATTTAAATATAAAAACGATCCAGATTCGGGTAAACCTAATTTAGATAAGGAAGTACAAAATATTATGAAAAGAGGATTTAGTATGCTACAGTCCTTTGCTAAGTCTGTGGCCTCTCGCGGAATAACAAATAAAAAAGCAGATGTTGCTGTCAAACAGCTTCGAGTATTGAGTTGCTTTGGTGATGAAAGTATTGGCGGAAACATAGAACGATGCATGGAATTAAGGCAAAGTTCAACACCGGGAAAATTTTACTGCGGTAAATGTGGATGTGGCGATAAACCAAGAACTTGGCTACTGTCAACTGGAGAGGATTATTCCAAACTAGATTATCCCAAATTATCGTGTCCATTGCAAATGCCCGGATTTACCAATTACGAAACGCATACAAAAAAGGGATCAAGAAAGTACGATATCGAGAAATATAGTGTTGATGACTTAGCAAATATACCCGTATCGAGTCCAGATCCACCAGAAGTAAAAGAAGATCAATAAATATGCAATTTGCACTTCTATTTTGAATAAATATAAAGAGGTGTAATATGTCAGTACCAAATTCAAGAGAAACAATCATAGATTATGCGTTTAAAAGATTAGGATCCCCTGTAATCGACATCAACGTAGATTATGGACAGGCAGAGGAACGTCTTGATGATGCGTTAGAATATTTTGCTGAAAGACATTTTGATGGTGTCGAGCGATGTATTTTTGCTTATCAAGTAACAGCAGAAGATATAAACAATAATGCCATTGATACAAAGAACATAGGACTGGCTATGGGATTCACTGGTGGTGTCGGTCCCACGGGTAGAGATCTACTTAGTGTTACTAGAGTTTTTAGATTTGGTCATTTAGCAAATCAAGACATGTTCGATATCAGGTATCAGTTAGCCTTAACAGACTACTTTGGGTTGAATAGGGGATTAGGATATAATAGCTCAATGGGACTAGCTCAATTTGACAGCACCATGAGATATATTGGGTTGGTAGAGCAATTTTTCAATCCAGAGCACGTAGTACACTTTAACAAAGTTACTGACAGAATTATATTAGATGCAAAACTGAATGATGAACTAACTGCATCACAATATGTGATAGTGGAGGGATATGCATCTCTAAATCCATCGTCATTTCCAAAAATATTCAATGATCGCTACCTTAAAGAGTACGTCACTGCGCTGATAAAAAGGCAGTGGGGACAGAATTTATCTAAGTTTGATGGCGTTCAGATGACTGGTGGAGTCACTCTTCGGGGTGGTC